ATGGATCTCTAGGGTGGCCCCCCTGCTCTCTCGACACACAATCGCAGATACAAATGTCAGATGTTCTCCTCACTAGGGGTGCAAATTTATTCTTTTCAAACAGCTTTCGCAGTCTACTCAGGTCCCTTGCACTCTCAGATGTGTGGCCCCATTCCTATGCGCACACAGACTCTAGCTAAAATATGTCATCAAATTGTTCCACGATACCAGCCTGCAAGCGGGTTCGGAGATATACTTCCTAATCCGGGCGTTTTTACCCAGGGTCATGCCCTCACTACTCATGCGACAGGATGATCACACGAACAACATCATGCACGTCCTCCCCAAGGGTACAGACGATCATGGAAATGTTCACCCACTACCAAATCAGTCGATTTGATGTCAATTGATAGGGGTAAGTTAAATGCACCTATGCGGCGAGAATATGCCACAGGAAAATCACCTTGAGACGGTCGAACAAACTCTTGCCAACATTCGTTCCAAACACCAGGCATGTAGTCAGGCAGACCAAGATCGATCGGCGATAACTCACACTTAGCGTCTAGCATGTTCTCAATTCGAATCTGCTCTTCCGCGGGAATTCCATACATCACCTCAACAATTAAGCGCGATCGCCGTGAAACAGGGCGCGCAACATCGACTCCATTGTCAAGGTCCTCAATAGCTGCTAGCAACTGCTCCCGCTCCCACATATTCAAGTGGCGATCCTTTTCAAGGTATCGTTGTACGTAAACGCGATTGGTCATGCGCAAACCGTATTGAGCGAGAGACTGCACTATAGGGCAGCCAGGGTATTGGTGCAAAAAAGACAGCGACTTTGCTCTTAACAGCTCCTTAAGTCGCACATCACCACAGTTAATATAGAACGGTCCTGCCCATCCGAAATCCGCGATAACTTCACGCGGATCTGTGATAATGATTAAGCTTTCTGGGTCAAAAATGAGTCCACAAAACGAGGCCTGATTGAGCGTCTCGTGCTTCTCGATCTTAATGGTCAGACCGAGCTTTGTGAATAGCGTGTCGTCAATTGACTGATGCGCTTCAAATCTAAAAAGGCCATCATCGCCCTCAACAAATCCCGAGATTGCTTCTTCTTGAATGCCAGCTTTCGAGCAAACAAAAAGGAAAATCATCAGATTGGCAAAGCTATTGCCAAGCGAGGTGCACATCTCTCCAGACATGCGCGATTGAACGCCTTCGGCAACAAACCCCTTGAATTGGCAGGTTTGGTTGTCGCCCAGTGTTTCGCGAACGAGTTGATACCAGTCAGCGCCGTTAGGCAACGCTGCTGTCATGTACTCATACAATTGAAATTCAACCTCAGCCATCAGTTGATTATCAAAGTGAGACTCGAACGCCGAATAGTCCGTGGCATAATAACGAGCTGTGGGGCTATACATCGCCTCCCACACATGCCGCGCACGGTCCCGAACGGGCACTTTCTTGATGAACCACTTCATCTTAAA